GCTGCTGGATGGAACTTCCACACTGTCCACTACATCATGGGCGGGGATATTATTACAGGATCTGGTATCTACGAAGGCCAAGCGTGGGAGGTGGAGAAGAACTTCAACGAACAGATCGACATTGCGACCTCCGTTCACTTCGATCAGATCAAACGCCTCGCTGAAAAGTTCGAAGCCGTCCAGGTGATTTGCCAGACGGGTAATCACGGAGAGATTCGAATCTCAGGTTCCTCCGAGAAGGCGAACGGTGACGACATTGTGTATCGGATGCTCGATCTTCTCGTCCGTACTTCGGAGTACGATAACGTCACCTTCGTTCGAAACCACTCGACGAACTACACCAACTTCGAGATGCGTGGACACCGTGCCCTGCTCCGTCACGGGAAGGATATGAAGGCGCAGTCCGAGACTCGAGCGGCGAGTGACGATCTTCGCGGTTGGAAGCTGATGCATGAGTTCGACATCATGTATGCGGGTCACTTCCACATCCAATCGCAAGATCGAGTGATGGAAGCGCCGCTGGTTCGCTCTGGTTCGATCTGTCCGACAGACGAGTTCGAGGAATCGATCTCTGAGTGGTCGATGCCGATGAGTACGGTGCATGGAGTGAGTGACGATCAGCCGAAGACGTGGAGTTATGACGTGCAGTACGACGCTGACGCTGCGCTCTAAAGAGTAAAGGGTCCGACTCCCTTCTTTCGGAAGACTTAATGTACCAACTTTCAACTTTAGCGTATCTGGACACATCATAATGGATGAAACTCAGCAGATCAAGAACGCGGAGAGAGCCGACACATTGGAGATTGAAAGCGGAGATGGAGTACATGACCAATGGGCGCTCCATGCTTTCGCACTCGAACAAGGAAACGGCTGGCTGCCTGCAAATCTAAGACAGTATCACGAAGGCCGTCAGATCAACGGCGAACTGATGGAGGGTTATTACGACGAGTTCATTCCCGTCGCATATGACACTCCGAGAGGTGCGGTGGTGAAGAAGAAGGTGGAAGAAAAGACGACATACTGCCCCGATTGCGACGTAGCTGCGAGACGACATGACGGGGATACAATGTGTCCTGAATGCGGTCTTCTCTGCACTGATTCGAAAGCTTCGGACAATCTCGTTCGTGACCCGAAGGCTGCTGGACGTATGCAAGATGAATAAGGAAAATATCGTAGACACTGACGCTGACGCTGATCGAGTGGAGGAACTGATGGAGTCTGAATGCATTGAGGTGGGTGGTGAGTACATGCAACTCTCCGATCTCGTCTCAGATATTCAGGTAGCATACAAGCAACTGGACGAGTACAAGGCGGGTTCCCTCTCAATGGCTCAGGATCTCTCTGAAGCTGCGAAAGCTGCTGAAGATGAAACCCTTCAAGCGATCCTCGCAGACATGAGTGACGCTTCCTTCGGCGTGTATCTCAGACTTCATCGAGGCGACCTTGAGCTAACTGGTGGACGAGACGGCGAATACTCCGGCTTTCTGAAGGAGTGAGGAAGGCGGTTTTTTCATACAGGTCATGCTTTCTGACCACGGGACAGACGGGATTGCTCATACAATCCACGTCGCTGATGACGACGACGGTGAACTGTCGAACTTCCGCAAGTTCGAGAATGTGCTGGACGTGATGAACCTCCCGAACGGTGGGGTGAAGTTCTACTTCGAAAACGAACAGAAGATGATCGACGGCGGTCGGATCGTTCGATCGACAGTCCGTGGTGTAGAAGACGCCTTCCGGTATCGGTGTTCCGAGTGCGAGGTTCGGGACACGGACGTAATCTCTCAACGAGATCGAGGACACGCGATGGTTATCGGATGCCACGTTTGCGGGAAGGATACGAAACACGAAAAGAGGGAAATAGACGATCTATGACTGAAGAAATTGAAACTCACCTGTTCGACGAAGCGAAAGAAATCATTGAGGGGAGGTCTGGGACTCACGGAACGCCGGAGAGAAACTTCCAGAATATTGCTAATTACTGGACACTGTATCTAAACATCGAGAACAAACTCTCGATCAATGAACGGCTATCAAAAGCCGACGTAGCTGAGATGATGGATCTTCTGAAATTCGCTCGAGGTCAAACTGGCGAGTTCAATGAAGATGATTACCGAGATCGGATGAGCTACACTAACTTTGCTGCGAACTATCGGAATGACTGAGGAAGACCTACACGACGAGATCGACGCGCTTGGTATCAAGATCGAACAGCAGATTCAGAAGACGAAAAAACAGCTCGAGGAAACTCCTGACTTCGATTCGAAGTATCGACGTATGCAGGAAGCGCAACAGGATGTGAACGCGATGGAGTTGTTCTCATAATGAGTGAGACTGAGAGGGTGATGGTTGACATAGAAACTCTTGGGACAGAGAAGGGGGCAGCCATCATCAGTATTGGAGCGGTCAAGTTTACACCCACTGAAGTCACTAACGAGTTCTATCGGAACGTCTCACTCGAGAGTTGTAGTGAGTACGGATTGGAGATCGATCCAGGGACGCTCGATTGGTGGCTTGACCGGGACGATGAAGTGCAGGATGTGTTGAGCGGCGGAGTCGATCTCGAAGACGCTCTCCGAACCTTCTGGATGTTCTACGGTGACGCCGACGAGGTATGGGCGCGTTCCCCTTCGTTCGATTGTGAAATACTGTCTGACGCCTTGGAGCGAGTCGGGATTGAAGTTCCGTGGTCGTTCCGTGACGAGCGGGACTGTCGAACTATCATCTCGGCACTGGGTGATCCTGAGATCGAGCGTGACGGTGAACATCACAACGCCGTTGATGACGCACGATACCAGGCCCGACGAGTTGGAGCAGCACTTTATAACGTGTGATATAGACTGAATAATGACGCTATATCTACTACTCGCAGGCTGTTCAGTTTGTGGTGAAGAAGTTCTCCATGCCGAGGAGACGGATGGGCCGGTTAACCTCATGCAAGAAATCTCGATCACCGCTCGATACTGCCCGATTTGTGGATCTGATATAGATCGTATCGGGGAGTGGGATGTTCGAGAAGACTTCGAGATCGAGCGAGTAAAACCTACTAACGAATGACAGACCTACCCGACGAGACGAAAGAGACGCTGATGAACGTCCTATCACACGCCGCCTCAATGGATCGATCCGTCATTGAGTTCACGACGACTGACGGCGAACTATACGCTACTGAGATTACGGATCACGTTGCGGAACTCGAGGAGATTGTCAATGAGTGAGCTACAAACCGCGAACGTCAGAAGCGAGGTGTATATTCTCGAGAATCACGATCAGAAGGTAAGCACTGCGAAAAGCCAATTCTCAGAGGAATACGACGTTCCGTATTCGAATCTGAGTGGAAAAATAATCGACCAGAGTGGGTATGGTTACAGTTACCCACGATTCGCGGTTGTGGTTGAAGATCACGAATAAGACAATCCACGTTCCAGAAGACGACGACGAAGCGGTGATGAGTATTCTTCCGTCGATATGGCGGATGGCGAAGGGAAAGCAGAATGATCGACGTTCTCAATGACTGATACTTGCAAAGACGGAAGCGAGATAAAGACGTATGTACCGACTGAACACACTGAAAACGGACTCGAACACGTTTCGAAGTCTCGAATCAAGACATACCTCAACTGCCCTCGGAAGTTTTGGTTGAAGTATTGGTGCGACAACCGACCTCCGGGTTCGTACCACACTACCAAGGGGAGTCGAATCCACCGAGCGTATGAAGACTTCCACGAGAACCTAATCGACTACGTAGAAGAACACGGAGAACGTCCCGACCGCTTCGCTCCATTGATGGGGCATTGGCGTGACTACCATCAATGGCTTGATCCTCACATCGAGAACTTCTGGATGTTCGAGGAAGATCGCTGGTCGCTCGCGATGGACGCTGCTCGAATGGACAAGCTGGACGGCGACGAGCGGAATACAGCAGAGATCGCTCTCGACTACTGGCTGCCTGTTGGAGTAGAAGTAGAAGGCCGGTTGGAGAAACCTCCGACTGGAGAGATCCCGTGGATGGGATACGCTGACTTGGTAGTTCACGCTGCGACTGTTCCTGGTGTCGATGAAGATGAAGGCGTGGTGATTGTCGACTACAAGACCGGGAGCGTTGAAGATGAGAAGTACCGCGACGAAGGAATCTATCTCGAGGGAGAGTTCTACGGCTGGCTGTTCGAGGAAGACGAAAGCTTCGAACACAAGGTCGTAGCAGTCGCTGGATACTATCCGCAAGAGGATGAGCTGGTCGTCAGTCCCTACCCGGACTACGAACGGCGGAACACCATCCTCAGTGCTGTGGAGGGTATGCAGGAGGCTCCCGACATCGAGAACTACGAATACGACGAACAGCCGCTCTGCCATTACGGAGATGGTCGCTGCTTCTTCTACAATGAGTGTCCGTCGACGTGGGGACTCTCTGATGGAGCGGGGTATCACTCCAAGGCGGAGAATGATCTGTCGGTAACTCCGGCGCAGAAACCTGAAGCGTGACTGAAGAAGCTCCAGACGAGATTAAGTACGGAATTTCAGATGAAATAGATATTTCATTTGAAGATTTCATTGCAGACTGTCCGTACTGTGGGGAAGATGGTGTCACTGTCCGAAATTTCAGTGATGGCTATCATAAGGAGTTGGCGTTCAATTGTGAAGTTTGCGGGATCATACGGTACAACTATGAATGATACAGTAACTCTCGAACGAAGTACAGTGGAAAAACTCATTGAGGGGGCGTCTCACCTCTATCTTCCTGCCTTTTCGGATGAAGACCAGCGACGTGAGATCGGCCACGCAGTGAACAAAGCGCAGGAGTGTTTGGAAAGATGAGGTTCCGACCGCCACTGAACACATTGCTATATCGGATGCCCGACGATCGGGAGGAGATTGATCGACAAGCAGCCCGACTCAATGGAGTGAAACGGTGACGGACCCTCTCGATTATATCCATCAGACGACGGTCCACCAGCTTGAACACGCCGCTGATGAGATCGAAGATGGTGATGGACTTGTCGCTGACTTCGATTACGAGGAAGAACTTGAGTGGTCTGAAAACTCGATGATGGGAACCCGCAGCCTCGATATGCGAACCGTCACTCTCGAACTAACCTACATCCTACCAGAATGAGCCACTGCACCTGCAATGATGGCACTGACGAAACGTACTACGAAGACGTAAGCCCCGATCACCACGACGGGGAGAGTTGGGCGGAGAAGTGCGAGGATTGTAACTGCCTTGTGAGGATGCACTAATGAATCACCCAACAGTACAACCACCGACCCAAGAGGAACAAGAAGCGACGAGAGATGAAATCGCTCTCGAACTTCTACGCTGTCTGGATGAAGACTGGGAGTACATGACCGAAAACGAACGACGGCGGGAAGTTAGAGACTCTATGCGGGTTCTTGATAATGAGTAAAACTCACTACAACGTCGAATTTGTCGAAACTGGGGATCAACTCATTGAGGCAGGGTCTGCTGAAGTTACCCACAGTGATGGAATCGATACCAAAGCTGGAAAGATGAGAGATGGGAGATGGATCGCTTGGGTTCCCTACTACGAACAGCCGAACGTTCTAAACCAGGACACGATTCGGGCTATCGCGAAGAACAAACACGTAGCGACTGGTGCGGTGAAAGAATACTACGATGATTGACGACGACGATCTCTCGATGCGAGTACAGTTTACACAGACGTTCACAATCCGACCGCCTGACTCCATTGAGGATCGAGTAATGGCGGATCATTGGTTCCACGATGATCCGGTTACAATCCTCCGAGACGCACTGGATATTCAGCAGGGAGAAGTGGAGGTTCTTGAGATCAATGAGTGAAAATCCGGCAGTCTGCGATACTTGTGGAATCGAGAAGATAGGCGGTCGATGCCTCACTCGATCGTGTGAAGATCGACACTCGACTGTTGACGAGATATTCAACAATGACTGAGTGTGAGAAATGCGGTTATGAGTTCAACTACAACGATCCCTCAGCGACGAGAAGTTACTACAGGATTGAGAAGCGTAGCGAAGCGATTCATGGACAGCGGGGGATGGTTGCGTATTGTATCGGATGCGCTCCGTTCGGGAATACGAAAATTCCTGGGAAGCTTGACTGATGCATATTCCAGCACTCAATGAGGTCGGACGGCAGGCTCTTGGACAGAAACCAAAATATCCAGACAATCACGAAGAATTGAACTGGATCATCCTCTATCCTGGGGACTACGAAGGTCATGGGAGTGACGTTGAAGGAAACGTCGCTTTGATGGTTGATATAGCTCAAGCTCGAGAACTAAAACGACTCGCTGAGGTTACGATCGATCGTCTCTCTGATGAGGATGATGAGCCACGCGATTGACGCTCTACTTGTTCTCTGCTCTATTCCGATTTTCGTTCTTGCTGTTTGTTTTCTCGGCGACCTGCTGCTCAGTGCTGTGAAAAAACGATTCGAGATCCTACAATGACAGAAGGCAACACGCAGATTACTCTGCACAATGAGAGCATCGAGTTCCTAACCAGCACCCTTACGAAGTTCGCTCAAGTGGCGAGAGCGATGCGACTTCATGAAGAAGCAGATCGGATGGAAGTGATTCGGAATACAATTCAAGCGCAGGCTCACCCACTCTAAGGGTTCGTTCATGAGTTTAGCTAAGAACGCAACAACGACGACCAGTACCAACACTCGCAGTGATGATATTGATGTTATAGTAACCAGTTCGGGTGGAGAAGACATGCCTCGAGCGGCGTATCGAGGTGGGGCGCTTGTTGGAATTAACAGCTCGAAAAAGCCACCAGAAGATATTCCAGTTGAGTTCATTGACTGGCCGTTTCTGGAAGACGAGTTCTCGTTCCAAGACCACCTCAATGCAGTCAAACGCCACGAACCAAAATATGCTGTCGCTCCTGATATTCGAGACGACGAAGGATACGATTCTACTATTTCTAAGGCCGATCGTTTACGACAGCATGCAGAGACTGTTATCGTGGTTCCGAAGGGTGTTAAACCAGATCGAGTCCCATCTCGATTCCGAGTAGGGCTACCAGCTCAAGATCGATTCGGTGGCGTCCCTTGGCCTGTATGGGACTATCGAAACTGCGAATCGGTCCACATCCTCGGAGGGAGTCCAGCGCGGCAGAATGAACTTAGTCACTACGTGGCTGTTGAATCGGTTGATACAGCATCCCCACTGAAGGCAGCGCAGTTTGGGAACGTGTGGGATGGGAAGTGGCAGGAGAAGGGTCACAACTACTATGATCGCATTGAGCGGTCTATGGGGAACCTCCTGAAGCATTGGAACGAAAGAGTCGATGAAGGTCGATTGAACCTCCGGCGGTTGGAGATTCAGCAACCAGATCCATGCTTACTGCCCGAAGATCGTCTCGCTGAACCTCAGAGTAGAGAACAGATGTGTCTTCGAGAGGATGAGGAAAAGCCGTTCCCCGGACGTGAATACTTCTACCGGAATGATACGTTGACTCACAATCAGTTATCCCAAAAACGGCAATCCGCTTGAGATCAATCCATGACAGAATGCACCAAGTGCGGAAAGAGGGACGCAGAACCGGACAAGCGGCTTTGTTCAATCTGCTCTCAAATGACTCGAGATAGCCTGATGAACGAGAAAGATCGAGAGAACCAATGATCTGTGACGAATGCGGTGAGGAGAAGGAATACGTCGATGAGCCGATGATGAGTGGTTTTAGAGGTTATCTCTGTACCACAGAAGGCTGTCCCGTTGACGGATAGATGCATTGAGGCGGGGATGGAGACGCTTGATTCTACCATGAAAGAAATATACGTAACAAACACGGAATGTGTGATGAACAATGGACGTACTGAGATTCACCTCTACGGACGGACTGAATCTGGAAAGGCGGAAGATGTAGTCGTTGAAGGCTTCGATCCGTACTTCTACGTCCGACCTGAGGAAGCAGACGAGTTTTCCTCCCTCGATCACGATAACATTGAGGGATTCGCGGAAACAGAGTTCGTTGATCCGGAACACGAGGAAGAACTCGAGAAGGTCATAGTCAACAATCCGTACAAGATGAAGTCGGTCGCTGGATTGTTCGACAATCACTTCGAAGCGGATATTGATCCTGAAAACCGCTTTCGGATTGACTATGGAGTGAAGACGGGAGTTCGAGTCCCCGGAGATCGGGTAGATGTTGACGAGGTGGAGCCTGTAGAGATGGAAGCTCCGCCTCGAGTCATGACCTACGACATTGAGACTGACGATCGGGGTGAAGGGTTCCCCGACTACGGTGAAGCTCGAATCCTCTCGATAGTCGCTCACGACTCCTACACTGACGAGTACGTTGGGTTCATCGACATGGAGCAGGAGTCGCTTGGAGATCGGTTCCCCGACGCCGACCTCAATGCAGTGGAACACCCAAGCGACCTCGGCCTTGACCACCTGGATCAACTCAACTTCGAGCCGAACGAGAAGCGGATGATGATCCAGTTCTACTCATGGGTGAGTGACAAGAACTTCGATCTCATCGCAGGGTGGAACAGCAACGGATTCGACACTCCGTTCACAATCAAGCGGGGTAACAAGGTCGGTGCAAACGCCGGTCGTATGGCTCGAGGTGGTGGCTCTGCTGGATTGACATGGCGAGATGATCCGTACATCAACGGTCGCTCTTGCTTCGATCTGATGGACGCTTGGGAAGACACGAAGTTTACCAAGGTGTCCGGCGCGTTGGATAACGCCGCTCAGATGGAGTTGGACGATGTAAAGATCGACCATCAGGATAAGGGGTTCTATGAGCTGTACGACGAGAACACGAAGAAGTTCCTCAACTACAACGCTAAGGACACCTACCTGACGGTCGGCGTTAACCAGTCATCCAACGCCCTCGCGTTCAAGACCGCGCTTCGAGACACGATCGGTCTTGATTACGAGGATACGGAGGATAACAAGGACTTCATCACGATGATGGTCCGACGTAAGCTGTATAAAGAAGGCTACGCTGGACCTACCGCCGAAGAACCTGACGACCCAGGAAGTTACGATGGAGCGTTCGTATTCCCTGCCTTCAATGGACTGAAGGAGAACATCGTCGGCATCGACCTCGCTTCCCTCTATCCGAACGCTCTCTGGATGCTGAACGCTTCCCCGGAGACTAAGCTTGGGAAGATCGGTCGGGACTTCAAAGACGAGTGGGTTGAGAAGATCCGCGCTGAGGGTTACGAAGTTGGTGTATCCGCCAACGGCGTTGTCTTCTGTCTCGAGGAAGATGGTGTCTTCCGAGAACTCGTCGACGAGGCCCTTGCGCTGAAAGAGTATGCGGGAGTGATGAAGGAGGATCAGTCGCTCACTCCTGAAGAACGCGCTGAGTGGAAGGAGGAATACGCTGTTCGGAAGACGATCGTGAACAGTATATACGGAGTCCTCGGCTGGACGAAGTTCTTCCTCTACGACAAGGACATCGCAGCGGCGATTACCCTCACTTCGCAGGAGATCATCAAAGAGACTGCGCGGTACGTTGACGACGAAACCGAAGCGGAGGTTGCGTATGGGGACACCGACTCGAACTACATTGAGTTCAAAGACGCATTGAGTCAGCAGGAGTGTCTTGAAGCAGCCGAACGTATCTGTGGTGAGCTGAATAACGAGGTGTACCCATCCCTCGCCGACTCAATGGGTCTAAACACAGACGTAGAAGATAGCGAGTATCCCACTCGGTTCGAGATCGAGATCGAGATGTACGCCTCTCACTTCTTCATGAGCGGGAACAAGAAGTTCTACGCTTACACCAAGACGTGGGAGGAGGGGATGGATTACGGTGACGAGATCAAAGACGGCAAGGGTAAGCTGTCGATCTCCGGGTATCCGTGCAAGAAAGCGAACACTGCTGAGTTGACGAAACAAGTCCAGCGGGATACTCTCGAGGCGATTGTTCGAGGGAAGGACTCAGACGAGATTCGGAAGATTATCCGAGAAGGTGCTAAATCCATTGACCCGGCTGATCCTGACTTCGACTTGATCGGCATTCCTGGCGGTCTTGGGAAAGAGTTGGGTGATTACGCATGGACCGATGGAACTCCGAAAGGAGCGTCCCCACGCGCCGCTCACTACGGAAATCTGTTCGTTCCGAAGGTCAACTTCGGGGAGGGGAACACCGTAAAACGAGTCTACCTCAATGGAGTGAACAAGGAGTACAACGATCGGGTCTACGACCTGGACGTGATCGGCTTCGAACGTGGCGCTCAACTCGAGGAGTTCGACGGCGACCTCGACGTGGACGTTCCTCGGATGCAGAATACGCTGATTCGAAATCCGATGGTGGATATTCTCGAGGCGGTGGACATAGACGTTGACGCAGCGGTTAGTGGACAAGCGCAGAAAGGACTTGCGGCGTTCTAACAATGAGTACGACTACCAGCACTCCGACAGAGATGGATAGCTTTGAAAAAGACGCGGCGATTGCAAAGTTCGAGAAGGAATTTGGCCGAGATCGAGGCGACCGTGAGACTGGAATCATGGGCAGTGCGCTTGTAGCTGGAATCATCTTCGATTGGGATGCGTGGGTTGAAGAAAACGATCTCAACTACAACCGAGAGACGTTCCCCGAGAACCCGACGATGGTGACTGGACGGACGTTCGGTGATGAACATCCGATCAAGGCGTACCTATTCTCATCCGGCGGAAATCGGTCCTACTTCCTTGCTGACTACATTGAGCAGGCGAGTAAGATTCTCGAATACAACATCAAGTCGAACCTCGATCGGGTCTACCTCGCGGATAGTGAGAACAGCCTGCTGGTAGCTGAGGGAGATGGATTCGACGTTCTAATTGCACACCGAGTACCCCCGCACGAACTATAGATGAACGAAAAAGTAGCAGTAATCGGATGTGGTAGCGCGAAGTTAGACGAACCGGCAGAAGCGCAGGACCTCTACACGTCGTACTATTTTAGAACTGAAGCGTGAATACGCTGAGACGTTCTATGATCGCTTCGTAATCATCTCGGCTGAGCATGGGTTCTTGCCTCCACACAAGGAGGTTGAACCGTATGATACGCACATTGACGATCGCGACCTCAATGTGTTCATAGATCAGTTGGAACACGGAGCGTTCTGCTCTCTCCGATCTGCATTGATCGGGTTAGAGTACGCTGACGAGATCGACGTACTCGCGGGTAAGAAATACTGTAATGCAATCCAAGAAGCAGCGCGGAGTAGTGATGAGTCGTGGCGTGAGATTGATGAAGACTACGAGGGTATCGCCCCTAACTTGTCCTTCCCGTTCCAAGAAGCAGGTCTTGGCGGCATTGGCGAACAAATCTCATGGCTGAAGACCGCTCTTGAAGAACATCTCCGACGACCGGGAGATTCTTTTAAAGGTCAGGTAGGCATGGATCGGTATCAGAATAAAGTAGTAAAGAGCTAAGTCGGTAGCTTTAAGTCTTTAGCTACCGTCTATACAGTAGAGGCGGTTAGCGATTCTTGGACGAAGTAGGTTCGACTCCTACAATCGCACTTCGTATCGAACGACAAACCAACCAGAGAGTTCTATACCATGCTATTCACTTGCGAAACCGGAATGTCGACGGGAGATGAGGAGAAAAGATTCGGAGAAAGTCGAGAAGAAGTCCACGAACGAACGGTCACACTACTCGATGAACTTGCACTCGAGATTGTCGATGGAGATGTAGTAGTTGATGCAGTGACTGAGGGACGTAATCCAGACGTTCAGGGAAAGATCGCAACGCCGTATAATCTATCGAAGCGTCGTCTTGTTGTCGATTATCGGGAGGCTGATTACTAATGAATGAACGAGAAGAAGCAATTGAACTGCGAGAGGATCTGGAAGTTCTGACCAGCGTTATGCAGACGGTCATCAACAAGCTGGATCAATTCATTGACGGGGAGATCACTGAAGACGAGTACAAAGAGTGGATCGAGAACAACGAAGGGATGTTTGACGAGGTGGCTATCTAATGATTCGAGAATCCGACGACACTCAGCTGCGACTTGAACTACGAGACGAACACCCTGACAAACTCTCCGCTATGGCTGCGCGTGGGGATTATATGTCTGAATCCCTCGTTGGGAAGACCTTCGAGGAAGCGATGGAAGGAACGGAGAAGGATCATCAATCGTTCCTCGACGACAAAGCCTTCCGTGGTCACTTCGGAGTCTTCGAACACAAACCACCCGCCTTCTTCGTTGAAGGACTCTCTCGAGTCGCAATGGCTCAGTTGACTCGTCACCGACACCTATCCTTTGACGTGCAGAGCCAGCGGTACGTGAACTTCGAGGATAAGGAGCCGGTGGTTCCACCGTCGTTCAAAGAAACCTCTGGAACAGCTTACTTCGCTGCTTCTGGAGGGGAGATCGAGGATAGCTACGAGGAAGTTCTAAGACAGCATTGGAACAACTCGATCAGCCTCTACAACTCTGCTCTACGGAACGGAATCCCGAAAGAAGACGCACGCTCCTTCCTCCCACAAGCAACTCCGGTCAATCTCACGATGAGCGGTAACAATCGCGCTCTGATGCACATGATCGACCTACGTGACAATGCAAAAGCTCAGTGGGAGGCTCAGAACTTCGCGAAGATGGTGAGTGCGGAACTCGAGGAATACGCTCCGAAGACGTTCGCTGCGTATGAGCGGAAGACGAATAACAACTCTCTACGCGCTCCATGAATACTGACAAACAGATTGATCTGACCGAAGACCGTTCAGCAAGAATCCGAAAGGACACAGTTGTAATCAACGAATCGGGACAACACGCCGGTTATCAAGGGATAGAGCTGACCTATTACGAACTGATAAAGATCCTTCACAATTCGTACTATTCCGTAGAGGAAATCTCGGAAGCTGTTGATAAGGTGGAGGAAATCGAGGATGAAAAAGAGAGTGGAATCCTCTCTAAGTTCTTCTAAGATGACAAGCAACTGCCCGGAGTGTGGACACGGAGTCGAGTCTGTAACTGACCTCGACGGTTCGAGTGGAGGTCACGCCGATCAATCGTGGCATATCTGCCCGGAGTGTGGTGAGGAATCGTCGTTCCAGCATTGGGTGACTACCCCTCCATGAGCCGAACTGCTACGTTCGTTCGAGTTGAACCAGATTGGGAGATTCTATTCGTTGACGGGGAGAAGGTCTGTAGTGGACACTCTATCTCTGCTACTGAAGCGTTGGTGGCTGTGGAGGATATGCGAATTTCCCTCGTTATGTCTGAGAGCATTTCCGCCGAAGAAGCCTCACAGCGGGACTGTCCGATTGATGAATTTGTCCGTAAGAAACTATTCGAATGAGTAACGAGAAACAATTCCTCGAGTGGCTGGCGGATCAACCGGGATACTACGTTCGGGATGATCTTGTAGAACAGGAGTTCCCCGACCTCGAGTATCATATGATCGGCGTTACGAAAACTGTCGGTGATGATGGAAGTGTAAAAACTCCCAAACGCGACTGGCGGCAGGCTGTGAAGTGGGGAGGTGTTACTGACTGATGCATGTTAGAGTTGAAGAAGAAGACGATCTATTCGACACCTGGGCGCGTCGATTCTACATTGGCGTTGTGACGATAGTCGGACTGTTCATCCTTCTAATCGTTCTCGGAACAGAAGCGGGACGTGCCCTTCTACTGTTCCTGATCGTCGCGTTGACAGTCATCTTCGGGTTCGGTATTCTCGGAGATAAAGCGTATGAGGCTTACGAGGAATACAATGAGCGATAGAGAACTAATCGGAGTCGACTTCGATAACACTCTCACCGACCCCGACCAGGACGAGTGGGCGGAGGCGTATGATCGAGAGCCAAACTGGGACGTAATCAAGGCGGTTCAACATGCGTACCAGAGTGGAGATCGGATCATCATCTGGACGGCGAGGAAGTGGAACGAAGCTCCGCAGGTCGCTGGATGGCTTCATGCTCATGAAGTTCCGTTCCACGGTCTTCGGTGCTGTAAGGGTGGAGCGGATAAGTACATTGAGGATAAGGCGGTTCTCCCTGAGGATTTCGCCATTGAATCGTAGAACGTTCCTCACAGCTCTTGGAACAGCAATGCTAACCGTCGGCGCGGGGTGCGCGTCGGATTCTGGAGAAGATATTATGGCTGAACTTGACAACGTAACCCAACTGAAAGAAGGTGGATTTGGTGGAGAAACTGTCACTCGGTTTGTTGATAGAGAGGCGGGAGTAGTGATGTACCAAACAGCAATCAACGGCTATGGTGGGGGTCTGACCGCCGTCCCTATCTCGGAGACTGATCTCGAATAATGACGGTTCTAAGCGATATTGACGTGCAACAGCGCATTGAGGCGGGGGACTTCCACGCAACTCGAGGAACTGGAAAGGAACTCGCGATCCAACCCGCCTCAATGGATTTGCACCTCGGTCGGCAGATCAAATATCCCGCTAAGCGAGACGATGAGCCGGTTTCTGTTGACAAGGAGGAAACGTACCCGGAGTACGCTTCTGTCGACACACCACGCCCTCTTGTTCGAGAAGGGTCGTTCGCTCTGGCTACCACTCAGGAGGAGATCCGAATCCCGAAGAACACGGTCGGTCTGCTTCATGGCAGATCGTCGGTCGGACGGTTGGGGTTGTTCATCGAGAACGCCGGACTGATCGATCCCGGTTTCTCAGGTCAAGTGACCCTCGAGCTTACGAACGTAGTGGATTACGACATTGAGCTTGTTGCAGGGATGCGGATCGGTCAGATCACGTTCCACGAAATGAAGACTGCACCTCAGGTTGGATACTCGGAGTACAACAGCAGCAAGTACAACGGACAGATCGGGCCGACCGTCTCGAAACTGCATGAGGACTTCAAGTGAACGATCCTCGGTTCTCTAATCTCGGTGATGAAGACGGTATCACCGAAGATGACGAAGAATACCTCGATCGGATAATTGAGGAAATTAGTGATGATCTGAGTCGTGATGGAATCTTGTTCGATGAGATTGTGGTTGATCGAGATTACATCACCGACGAGAGTAAACTACTTGCTATAAGGGGAATATCTGGAGTATCAATCACTGGACGGGAAATGGAAGTCACTCTACGGTATGAAGTAGACCGTCCATGATTCCTGACGATGCAAAAACCCGTCTGATTACGGACCACAACGGGAACCCTTGTGGTATTCTGTGGGGCAGATTCGAGTTACCTTGGCCGCTGATCCAGATGATCGATAGAAACACTCCCACCACCGGCTATCACGGTGTGAACTACCACACGAAGGATGTAGACCTATGAGATATTCACACACGACGATCGACTTCGCGTCTTGGCCTGAGGAACCGATGTTTTCACTTTCTAATTCTACTCACATTAAAACAGCAATTCACTTGGTCGAGAGTGTTGGCGTTCGAGAGATAGACTTGGAGATTTCAGTTGGAGACGTTGGGGAATAATGCAGGCGAGGCTGTCGTATCACTATTCCTTCAAAGTTGGAGCGTTCTTCCAACTTCTCCTTCTACCAGTAGTCGTCTTCTACACTCTCCCCGGACTCCTACTCTCCCTGCTCAATGTAGTTCTCACTCTATTCTTCTACCCCGCTGTTGCGGTCTGGCTTCTTAGCAGAGAGTGGAAGCATATTCCACCGGCACTCGGACCTCACCAGTAGTTGTATAAGGTCTTTAAAGAGTTAAACCGGCATCTTTAAGTGTTTAGTTACCGTCTATACAGTGTGGGCGCACACGGGCGCACCTGACGTTGTTACCGTTATTTTATACTACAATGTTTTACTGCATTGAGGGTGGTTGGGTTGTAACCTCACTCAATGTAGTGAATAGCAGTTTTCAGTACGCAGTAAACCAGAGAGAAATATGAACTCACAAGTAGACTTTCTGAAGAAGCGGCTTGAATCGCTAACGGGAACTCCATTCAATAGTGAGAGTCGAGTGGCAGAAGAACTTCTAAGAGAGTTCCCTGAAGAAGATACAGAGAACGTCAAGGCATATCGAGCGGCGGAGACGCTTCTTGATTACTTCGAGACGAACGATCTCGATGATGAATACGATCAGCAAAGTATCCCACTCAATGAACAGTTGCTTCGAATTAGTAATCAGATCCGAGAAGACGCTCGGGAAGATGTTGTAGATCGGCTTGAGATTGACAAGACGAAAGCGCCCTTCGATGCTTATGTCGGCGATACGGTGATGACAGATCCAGTTTCGAAGATGCAGTTTCACATATCGGGAATGAATCGCAACCCGGAAGGTATGGCGAATTACTACGCTCGGGAAATTCTCGAGGCTCCACTATGATTATTGAAGGGGAACACACGACCGCTGAGGTAGTCGATCGGCTGGTTCCTCGGATGAACTTCAACGCGTGACTAACTCAATCCTTCTCGAGA